TTGTAACACAGCTCCAAGCAAACACATTTCATTTAGTTGGTATGACGCAAGTGCTGCTACATCAACTTTAATTGTTAGCGAACAAGTTTTATCAGCAAGAACAACATTAACGCTTATTTCAGACACACAATATTTTGTGATGGAAGAAGGTGATTATTTAACCACTACTTCTGAGGCTGGCTCAACAATGTCTGTACTTGCAACATTTGAAGTATCAGGAGCACAACGAACATGACCTACTTAGAACTTGTGAATGACGTTCTCACCCGTTTGCGTGAGACTAATGTTTCTACAGTCTCAGAAACAACTTATTCCGCATTGATTGGCAAGTTTGTCAATGATGCAAAGCGTCAGATTGAAGATGCTTATTCATGGAATGTATTGTCTCAGACAGTCACAGTTACCACTACCAGTGCCACAAGTTCATATTCTTTGACAGGTTCAGGTCAGAAGTTTCGTGTTAATGATGCTATTAACACTACCAGTGTTATAACATTAGATCACACAACTACTGCGGATATGAACCGCAAGTTGAACTTTGGCACACCTTCACAGTCTATTCCTAGCGAGTTTTGCTTTAACGGGGTAGATGGTAGTGGCGACACAAAGATTGACCTATTTCCAGTTCCTGATGGTGTGTATACACTGAAGTTTGATTTGACCATCCCACAGGCTAATCTGTCTTCTGATGGCACTTCAGTCAAGGTTTTGGACTATTTGGTTACTCAGAATGCCTATGCTCGTGCTTTGATGGAGCGTGGCGAGGATGGCGGTACACCATCTTCAGATGCCTATATTTTATACAAAGGTATGTTATCTGATGCGATTGCATTAGAAAGCACTCGTTACCCTGAAGATAACTTTGTGGCGGTCTAATGGCAGCTCCTTTACAAAGTCAAAGCATTAGCGCACCAGGCTTTTATGGCCTGAACACGCAAGATTCGCCATTAGATTTGGCATCTGGCTTCGCTTTGGTTGCCAATAATTGTGTGATTGACCAATATGGTCGTGTTGGGTCTCGCAAGGGCTATACCTTGGTAAACCCCTCATCTGGAAATTTGGGTTCTAACGATGTCACTGTCATCCACGAATTAGTCCAAACTAATGGCACTTTGACTCTTTTATTTGCAGGGAATCTCAAGTTATTCAAACTTGGCACTTCTAACGCTGTGACTGAGTTGACCTATGGTGGTGGTGGTTCTGCTCCTACCATTACGGCAAATAACTGGCATTGCGCTTCTCTAAATGGAATTACTTATTTCTTTCAATCTGGACACGATGCACTCATCTTTGACCCTGCTATAAGTACTACTACCTATCGCAGAGTATCTGAGAAATCAGGTTATGTAGGTACTGTTCCGCAAGCAAACATTGCTATTTCAGCTTTTGGTCGTTTGTGGGTGGCTAATTCATCTACAGATAAGGTGACTATCAGCTTCTCTGACTTGATTGCGGGTCATGTATGGTCTGGTGGCACAACGGGTTCTTTAAATGTTTCTCGTGTTTGGCCTAATGGTTCAGATGAGATCATGGGTCTAGCGGCTCACAATGACTTCTTATTCATCTTTGGTAAACGACAGATTCTTGTTTACTCTGGTGCTACAACTCCCGCAACACTTTCTTTGAGCGACACAGTAGGCTCAATTGGATGTATTGCAAGAGACTCTATTCAGTCAATCGGAACTGATGTGATCTTCTTGTCAGACTCAGGTGTTCGTTCTCTGATGAGGACTATTCAAGAGAAATCTGCTCCTTTGCGAGACCTATCTAAGAATGTTCGTTCCGACTTGGTATCCTCTTTGGCGGTAGAGACTCTTGCTAATCTGAAGTCTGTTTACTCAGAGAAGAATGCCTTTTATCTATTGACTCTTCCAGTAACGGCACAAGTCTTTTGTTTTGATACAAAGATGCAATTGCAAGATGGTGCGTCTAGGGTCACTAAATGGGATTCAATTACACCTACATCTTTATATTCGCTTCGTAATGGTGATTTATACATTGGTAAGAGTGGATATATTGGAAAGTATGGAAGTTTCTTAGATAACACATCTACTTATCGGCTTTCTTACTTTACGAATCATGCAGATTTAGGTAATGAAAATCAGATTTCTATCTTGAAAAGAATCAAGACTGTAGTGATTGGTGGCTCTGATCAGTTCGTCACGATTAAATGGGGATTTGACTTTGCTGCCAACTATTTGTCGGGCAATGCTTATATCCCTGAGCAGAAGAACTATGAGTATGGCCTTGCTGAATATGGTGTGGCAGAATACTCTGGTGGTGTGCTTATTAAGACACTAGATGTGACTGCTTCTGGTGCAGGAAAGATTGTTCAAACAGGTTACGAAACCACCATTAACGGCACACAGTTGTCAATTCAGAAGATTGAGATTCAATCTAAGAACGGCAAGATTTCGTGAGTATGAAGCTCACACAAGGAGAATAGATTGTCAAATTATACAAAAAGTACTAATTTCGCCACCAAGGACAACCTCACCCCAGGCGATCCGCTAAAGATTGTCCGTGGTACTGAGATTGACACTGAGTACAACAACATTGCTACTGCTATTGCGACTAAGACAGACAACTCTGCTGCCGCAATCACTGGTGGAACAATTACTGGCATAACAGACTTAGCCATTGCTGATGGCGGTACTGGTGCTTCTACTGCGGCTGGTGCATTGAATAACTTATTGCCTAGCCAAACCTCTGCGGCTAATAAGTATCTCCAATCGGATGGTACTAATGCTTCATGGGATGCAGTCACTCTCTCTACTGCAGACATTACAGGCACTCTTGCGGTAGCCAATGGTGGTACTGGTGTAACTAGTTCTACTGGCACAGGCTCGGTAGTGTTGTCAAACTCGCCAACACTGGTGACTCCCGCATTGGGAACACCTGCTTCTGGCGTGGCTACTAACATAACTGGTCTGCCAATCTCTACTGGTGTGAGTGGTTTGGGTACAGGTGTAGCTACCTTCTTGGGTACACCATCATCTGCCAATCTGATCTCTGCCATTACTGATGAGACAGGTACAGGTTCTTTGGTGTTTGCTACCTCACCTACTTTGGTAACTCCCGCTTTAGGCACTCCATCAGCTCTTGTCGGCACAAACATCACAGGCACTGCCTCTGGTCTAACTGCAGGGAACGTCACAACAAACGCTAACTTAACAGGTGCAGTCACTTCTGTTGGCAATGCAACCTCTTTGGGTTCATTTACTTCATCTCAATTAGCGGGTGCTTTGACAGACGAAACTGGTAGTGGTGCTAACGTCTTTGCGACAAGCCCGACACTTGTTACTCCTATCCTTGGTACTCCAACAAGCGCAACATTGACTAATGCAACTGGTTTGCCAATTAGCACAGGTGTATCTGGTCTAGGAACTGGCATTGCTACTGCTCTAGCGGTCAATACAGGTTCTGCTGGTGCGCCAGTATTGTTCAATGGTGCATTGGGTACGCCATCTAGCGGTACTGTTACTAACCTTACAGGTACAGCCTCTATCAATATCAATGGTACTGTTGGTGCTACTACGGCTACTACTGGTGCTTTTACTACTTTATCTGCTAGTGGTGTAGCAACATTTTCTGCTGGAACTGCGGCACTTCCTGCTATCACTACAACTGGTGATACGAATACAGGCATATTCTTCCCTGCGGCTGACACTGTTGCAACAACAGTTGGTGGCTCAGAAGGTATGCGCCTCACCTCGACATTGCTTTACACAGCAAGCACTGTCAATATTGCAATTGGTGCAAGTTCTGGAACATCAGGGACAAGATTAACAATTCAAGAAAGTGCTACAAATTCTGCGGCTCTTTCATTGATTAACCGCAACAGCACACAGAATTGGAAAATTACTGTTGATGGCGTTTCGGTAGACGACAAACTGTTGGCTTTTATTGATAACGGCACTTCGCAAATTCGCATGGCTCTGACGGATACAGGCAATCTAGGCTTGGGAGTTACTCCGAGTGCTTGGGGAAGTGGTTACAAATCAATTGATTTAAATACTTTTGGTGGTTGGACATCAACAACATCTGCAATGGATTTAGTTGCTAATGGTTATTTCAATGGCACAAATTGGATTGCAAAAACAACTGCCGCTAGTTCAAGATATGTTCAAACATCAGGTGCTCATACTTGGAAAACTGCGGCTTCTGTAACTGCTGGAAGCACGCTTTCTTATTCAGATTTAATGACCCTCGATACGTCAGGCAATCTAGGCTTGGGAGTTACTCCGAGTGCGGCAAGCCTTCCTACATTTGAAAGCCAATACGGAATTTTTGCTGGTCGTTCTGAAACTACTGTAATGAGCAACACTTATTATAATGGTGGATTCAAATACATCAGTACGGGTGTTGAGGCATCGAGGTATCGTCAAAGTAGCGGAGTGCATCAGTGGTTTACCGCAGGAACAGGCACAGCAGGAACTGCTCCTACCTTTACTCAGGCGATGACTCTGGATGCAAGTGGGCGGCTATTAGTTGTTGCCACATCAAACACTGGTACAAATACAAAATTAGTTGTTGGCTCTGGTAATACAACTACAAACGGAGTAATTGTTTCAAATACTGCAAATGGAGCATACGCAGGGTTAAACATATCAAACTGGACTGGTTCTGCTACTACTAACGGCCCGTACATGTCTTTTGACAATAGTACTATTGGTTCTTGGTCTATTGGTAGTGGTAATGGCGTTAACACTTTTGATATTGCTACAACTTGGGGTACTCCTTTAGTAAGAGTTGATTCGTCAGGTAATTTTGTTATTGGAAATCCGACTGCTATTGCAAAAATGGATGTTTATGGCGCAACAGATGTTTATTCTGTTGTCAGAACTGCATCTCAAACTTTGGCATTCAATGCTGGTACTGGTTTTACTGGAAGTGCCGCAACTTCTATTTATAACTTATCAGCTGTTCCTTTAATATTTGGCACTAACAACACAGAACGAGCCAGATTTAATGCTACAGGTGCATTAGTTTTTGCAGGTGGTACAACCACAGCAAATGGTATTGGCATCACATTCCCCGCAACTCAATCAGCATCTACAAACGCTAATACGCTAGATGACTATGAGGAAGGGACTTGGACACCTGTAATCATTGGAACTACGACAGCAGGCACAGGCACATATACAACTCAAACTGGTTCTTATACAAAAATTGGAAATCAAGTCACATTACATTTAACTTTAACGTGGACAGCGCATACTGGAACTGGAAATATGCGTATTAGCGGATTGCCATTTACAGTTGGAAGTTATTTATCAGCAGGAAGTGTTGGTCTTTGCGACGCAATATCTTTAACGGCTTCGAATTCTTTGGCAGTATATTCGTTAACTGCTGAAGCCCGTCTAGCATTAGTCCAAAATCCTACTGGTGGAGGCACTGCAGCTGGTGTACCAATGGACACTTCGGCTGGCCCATTAGTTATTTCAATTACTTACACTGTTTAAAGGAAAAATCATGGCTTTCACAGAAACCACATACATCTCTCAGTTCGATATTCAACCTAATGGTTGCATTGGTGTTCGCAAGACTACCGATGTTCTAAAGGATGGCGTTGTCATCTCGTCAACTTACTGGCGTACAACTCTAGTACCCAATGACCCACAAGCATCTACAGTATTGGATGAGGCTTATTACTTGAGCATAGCCACATACGCTTGGACTCAGACATCACCACAACCTTATAACCCTACTGAGGCTTGAACATGACTACCCTGACACAAGAAGAGGCACACCGCCTGTTTGAGTACAGGGATGGTTTGCTTTTTTGGAAAGAAAGACCAGTTTCTGACTTTTCTAAAATTAGTAGTTATAGACGATGGAATTCAAGGTCAGCAAATAAACAGGCTGGAAGTTGTGCTGGAATCTATGTAACTGTGTCAATTAATAATGTTAGGCATCAAATTCATAGAGTAGTGTTTTTAATGCATCATGGATTTTTGCCAAAAGTTGTTGACCATATAAATGGCAAAACACAAGACAATAGAATTGAAAATCTTAGAGCTGCAACATACACAGAAAACCAAAGAAACTCTAGAATTAACAAAAATAGTTTTTCAGGAGTTAAAAATGTTGTTTGGCATAAACAACGTCAAAAGTGGTCTGTAAGAATTCTAGTTAATAAAAAAACCAAATCTTTTGGTTTGTATGATGATATTGAACTTGCTGACCTTGTTGCACATGAAGCAAGAAATAAATATTTTGGCTCTTTTGCTCGTCACTTTTAAAAGGTAATATATGAACATAGTCTGGACAATTAGCACTCTCGATAGAGAGACATCAAACAACTTCGTAATAACGGCTCATTGGCAGGCGACTGCTACTGATGGCAATTACACCGCATCTATTTACAGCACCTGTTCTTGGGCTGATGGAACTCCTGTAATTCCATACGAAAATCTTACACAAGAAACTGTTTTAAATTGGGTGTGGGAAACTGTACCAAAACAAGCCACAGAAGATGCTCTGGCAGCTAATATTGCTTTGCAGAAGAATCCTGTAACTGCTACGGGTACGCCTTGGAGTGCAGCATGAAATTAGAGTTAGACGTTAACGAAATTAACTTTGTATTGCAGACTCTTGGTGAGTTGCCAAGCAAATCAGGCGTATGGCCTCTGATTCTTAAAATAAAAGAACAGGCTGAAGCGCAAGTTCCTAAAGAAGCGGAGTAAACATCATGGCTGTCACTAATGCACAAATTGTAGAATTCTTGCTTGCAAATCCAGGCATGAGTGATGCCGACATTGCATCTGTAATGAGTGCTTATGGAATTGATCCATCTCAAGTTGCAGAGGCTACGGGTTCAAAAGTTGAGGATATTCAAACAAGATTTGAGGCCGTTGCTCCTACTCCCGCTGCTCCTGAACCTGTTTATGAGCCTGCTCCTGTATATGAGCCTCCTGTTGCTCCTGTAGCTCCTGTAGCCGAAGTAGCTCCTGCTACTCCTGTAGCCAAAACTTCAACTCAAAATGTAATAGATTTTTTAGTATCTAATCCAAATGCAAGCGATGCTGAAATTGTTGAATCAATGAAAACATTTGGAGTTTCTCCTGCTCAGTTGGCAACAGCTACAGGCATGAAAGAGGGTGCTATTGCTGCAAGGGTTGCCGCTACTGTTTCCCCTGGTTCATCGGTAATTCTTGGAGACACTGTTATTGTTCCCCAATATAGAACTACTGGTTCTGGAATGGATGAGCAAGTTCTTGGTCTTGAGGGTTTTGCTTCATCTAAAACTACAGGTGATCCAAACTATAAAGCCCCTGTTGGCACACCAATGCAAATTTACAGTGCTGATGGAGAGTTTGTAGATACTGTTAAAACTAAAAAAGATCAATCATTCTTTGGTGGATTAGTAAGTGCCTTAAAAGACCCAGTAGTCTTAGCGGCTATTGGTGCTGTGACTGCGGGTGCTACTGGATTATTTAGCGGCGCTCCTGCGGCAGGTGCGGTTGGTGCAGAAGCGGCTACAGCGTTTGAATTAGCTAATGCAGGTATTGCAGGTGGTACGGCAGCTTTCACCCCTGCTCAACTAGCTCTTATTGAAGCGGGTGCTTCTGCGGCTGAAGTAGCTGCTGCTGGTGCAGGAGGTTTACTGACGGGCGCTCCTGCAACGGCAGGTGGTGCGGCAGCGGGTGGTGCGGCTACTGGTACTGGAGGACTATTAACTCCTACGGCTGCTGCTCCTACTGGCGCAACATTAAAAGCAGGTGCAAGTAGTTTACTGCCTACAAATGCATTAACTGGTGCAACATTAGGAACTGCGGCTGCAGGTGTTGGCGGTGCAAGTTTATTAACACCTGCGGCTGCGGTAGGAACTGGTCTGCTAACTTCTGCGGGTACAAAAGTAGCTGAAAAAGTAGCAGAAGGCGTTATAGGAAAAGCCGTTGGTGCTGGTTTAACTACTGCGGCTGGTATAGAGCAAGCTAGGGTTTCTAAAGAAGCCGCACAAGCTGCCCAAAAGAAGATTGATGAAGAAACGGCTGCGGCTAAAACTGCGGCTCAGTTTAGACCTGTTGGCATGACAACTAGGTTTGGTTCTTCACAGTTTGCTTTTGATCCTAAAACGGGTCAATTGACTAGCGCAGGGTACACACTGAGTCCTGAAGCTAAAGCGGCTCAAGATAGGTTTGTTAAGTTAGCTGAGTCGGGTATAACACAAGCAGAAGGTGCTCAGAAAGCCTTTGAACCCCTCCAAACGGGTGCTCAGAGCTTGTTTAACCTTGGTAACAAGTATTTGGCTCAAACTCCAGAACAAGTCGCTCAGGACTACCTTAAGAGCCAGATGGCTTTGTTGCAACCTGGTCGTGAGTTAGAGTTAGCTAATCTGCAAAACAAACTGCAACAACAAGGTCGTGCGGGTCTGTCTGTTGCTCAAGGTGGTACTTTGGGAGCAACTACTCCTGAACTACAGGCTTTGTTTAATGCTCGTGCGCAACAAGAAGCTATCTTGGCGGCTAATGCTCAACGAGAAGGTCAACAAAACGTCTTGTTTGGTGCGGGACTCTTGGGTACTGGTGCTCAGACTATGGGTCAGTACTATGGTGGTCAACAAGCCGCTTACTCGCCTTATACAAGTGCTATTGGACAAGTTCAAGCCTTGGAGACTGCGGGTCAACAACCATTAACTACTGGCATTAACTTAGGTAATCTTGTCTCTACGGCAGGTGCTAGGGCAGGTGAATTAGGCTTACGTGGTGCTGGTCAGAGCGTAGCATTGGCTACAGGAGCAGCGGCTACCAATAGTCCTCTTGCAACTGCACTTACTGGTTTAGGTTCTTCAGGTCTTTTGACAACTGGAATAGACATGGTTGGCAAAGCTATTGGTAATCGACTTGATGATTCAGGTGGTCTTGGATCGGTGTTTGGAGGCCCAGACGTAGGATTTTCCATCACTGGTCAACAACAAGCGGCTGCACCAACAGGCCCAATGAATGTAAATACTGCTGACATGGCTAGAGGATTAGGTATTAAATTGCCAACAAATTACACAGGAACAACTACTACAGTAAATCCTCTTCTGCCTAATCAACAATACACTTTTTAAGGAATAAATCATGGCAACTATAGTTGAAGGTTTATTTGGCCTAACCCCTGAAATGTATGGTCAACAACAACGTACTTCTGCTTTAAGCGAAGGCATAAGGTTGGCTCAATTAGACCCTGCTTCTCGTGGTCAGGCATTGATCTATGCAGGTGCTAGAGGTCTTGGTGGGGCTATTGCGGGTGCTTTGGGTGTAGAAGACCCACAAATGAAGCTAATCAGTGCAAGAAACTCTATTTTTCAACAAATAGACCAATCTAATCCTGAGTCTATGGTGCAAGGCATCAGAATGTTGTCGCAAATGGGCGATCAACAGGGTGCTATGGCTTTGGCAGACTACTATCGTAATGCGCAAGGTCAAATGGCTCAAACAGAACAACGACAAGCGGCAGGAAAAGCATCTTTGGCACAAGCGGCTCGTGAGCGTCAACAATCAACTCCTAACGATATTCAGATTGCAAATGAAATTGCTACTTTGGAAGACGCATTATCACGAGTTGAGGAATTACCCGCAGACCCAGAGCGTACTCGTGCCAAGAATTTATTGACTACTCGCTTAACAGAATTAAGACGATTGACTTCTAAAGGCGAAAAGGCAGACACAAAAACTGAGATTCAAAAACTTCAAGAATATGCCGCATCATTGCCCCCAGGTTCTCCGTTATTGGCACAAGTACAAGCGGTAATTAAGGCTAAGAGTGAAGCAAAAGGTACTACGATTACCAATGTATTGCCTGGTGATAAAGCATTGGCAGATATCCCTCAATTTAGGGCAAGTGTCCAACGCACGATTGACCCTCAACTTAAAGCAGTAACTGCTGCTGACAATGCTTTAGAAAATATCCAAGACTCTATTGATACAAATAACTTTGCATCTTTTAGGGCAGCGCAAACACAATTTGCTAGGGCTATTTCTGGTTCTGGAGATTTAAGTCAGAAAGAGTTGTTAGCGGCTGGCGCTGATCCTTCATTGCTTGGTGGGACTGCTGATTACGTAGCTAGATTGTTTACTTCTACTCCAACTCTTGACACACAAGAAAAAATTAAGAAGACACTTTTAGCTATCAAGAAAGTTTCTACAAACAAAGCTAAAACTGAAATCGAAGCACAACGCAAGATTGCTTATAGTAATCCTGGCTACGAAAAGGCTCGTGTTGACCAAGCTCTTGATTTCCCAGAGTTCTCAGGTCAAAACATAGCTACTCCTAGTGCAGCGGACTATGCCGCACAAGCTAAAGCCATACTTGAACAACGCAAAAAGGTTACAAAATGAGCAAATTAGACCTTAACGCCTTGTCTGATGCAGAGTTAGAGGCGCTTTCTACTGGCAATATTGCAAGTCTTTCTGACCAAACACTAAAAATGTTGGCAGGAGAAAAACCTGAAGCACCTTCTATGGGCGCTGTAGTAGCTGAATCTGCACGAAAAGGCTTTGCAAGTAGTGTTGGTACGACTTCAGGTCTATCAAACTTACTATTTTCTGCATTAGAGCGTGCTGGAGTTAACCCTCTTACTATGGGCATGAGAGCATCTGGTGGAACTGTTGCTCCCGCACCAACAGAGGGTGGAATTGTCGAGACATTTAAAGCAGGTCGCCAACCTGTTTATAAAAGTGTTATGGAATCTTTGGGGACTACTGGTGTTGAACCTCAAGGGGGATTCCAAAAGATTATTGGTCAAGGAACTGAGGCTGTTACTTCCCCAGAAAGTTATCTATTTCCTCCATTGGCGGCTACAAAACGTCTAGGCTTGTTTGGTCAAACACTATTGCGTCCTACCGAGCAACAAGTTATTGGCTCTTCTGCTGAAGCGGGTGGTCAAGCGGGTGAATATATTGGCGAAAAGATGGGCGCTCCTACTACTGGTCGAGTTGTTGGTAGTGTTGTTGGTGGTGGATTTAGTGGCTATTCATTAGGCAATTTGCTTAAAGCTGGCCCCGTTGTCAACAAAGGCTTCGATGTTGCTCGTACTCAATGGGAGAAGGTTCGTGGAACTGTTCCTGAAGACGAGTTGCTTAAAGATGTGGACAACAGAATTAGCAATATCTTTATTGCCGCAGGTGCTGCTGATCCTACCTTTATGGATACGATTACAAAAGCCGCCAAAGCACAACAAAATCTTTCCTTGAAGACTGCAGGTGGCACACCAATACAAATGCCTGTGAGTTCTTTGTTGGCAGACAATCCTGTTGTCAACCAGTTGATTCAAAGTTTGTCAGCTAAAGACCCTGTATTTAGAGCGCAATATGGCAACCAGTTTGAGCAAGCTAAACAAGCTCTTACAGCAAGCCAAATTCGTTTGTTTGGTGACCCATCAAAGGTTAGCGTTAATGTTTCTCCGCTTGATTTGGTTAAGCCACAAGCCCGTAGAACTCGCACTATTGATGAGCAGATTGGTGATGCTTATAAAGACGCAACGCTTGACCCCAATGTGTTTGGTCAACGTGTTTCTACACTTGTTGCCGCCAAAGAAGATGCCGCTTACAAGTTGGTTAAACCACTTTATACAGAGGCTTTTAATATTGCCAAGCAGAAGAATGTTGAATTACCTGCCAACTCTGTAGATGACATCTTCAACTTTGTTGCGGGTGAGCAAGCATCTGACATCTTTAAGACTTTCCCATCTATCTACAATCGTGTTCGTGCCAAATTCCGTCCTTCAGAAGTAGCGCCTAGCCCTATTCTGACCGCAGAAGGCAAGCCCATGACTGAGGGTGGCATTAAGTTTTCTGCCGCTACAGTAGAAGATTTGGACTCGTTAAAACGAGAAATCAATAAGCAATTGCGTAAAACAAGCGAACCCGCTGATATTCGCCTATTGTCTGAATTAAAAGCCCGTGTTGGTGGACACATTGATAACCTTGATCCTGACTTTGTTCAGGCTTATCGAAATGCTGATGCTTCTTACTTCCAGAAGGTTGGTCTGCCATTTAATTCTGAGACATTAAAGGCTGTTGACCGCAAGAAGTTTGTTGAGCAAATTGCTCCTGCAATTATTGGTAACAAGTCTAATGTTGATGACTTTATCAAGGCTACAGGCGAAGATGGTATTCGTGTAGCACGAGATGCCTTCTACGACAGTTTTAGTCGTGCGGCTCTCAAGAATGATGTTATAGACCCTA